TTTTTCTTTCTCCTTACCTCACTCCGTCCATTAGAGGGAAGCCACTATGACCGCCAGCTTTGATACACTCGAAGATGATCTCAAAACCCTTTGGGATAAGGGCGTAGAACCTTCTGAAAAAGATTTGGAAGAGTTCGCTGAGAACATCAAAGAAGCTGTTGTGGCTTCCCTCACCCGCTCTAAGACAGAAGTAGATGTGAAGAGAGAAGTTCTTCGAATGTCTGCTATAGGCAAGCCTATGCGTCAGCTATGGTACGCTTCTAGAGAAGATGCTAAAGCAGAGAACTTTTCTTACTCTACTCTTCTCAAGTTTCTTTACGGCTCTATCATTGAAGAGCTTCTTGTCTTACTCGTAAAGACTGCTGGTCACTCTGTCACTGGTCAGCAGGATGAGCATGATATTGATGGCGTCAAAGGCCACTCAGACGGGCGCATTGACGGAGTTCTTGTTGACTTTAAGTCAGCTTCAGGCCGCTCTCTTCTCAAGTTTAAAAATAGAAATCTTTTCTTTGACGATCCCTTTGGTTACATCGCACAGATAAGTGCTTATGCTGAAAAAGAAAAAGATGATCGTGCAGCCTTTGTCGTTATGGATAAACAGGCTGGAGAGTTAGTTACGATGGAGCTTAGTCGATCAGAAATGATCGATCCGATAAAGAGAATATCTGATCTCAAAGAGGCACTATCTAAGGACACGCCTCCTGATCTTTGCTATTGGGATGAAGAAGATGGAAAGTCTGGTAATAGAAAGCTGGCAGTTGGGTGCTCATACTGTAACTTTAAAAGTAAGTGTTGGCCTAATCTCAGAGGTTTTAAGTATTCAAATGGTGTTAGGTTTCTGACTGTCGTAGAACGAGAACCAAATGTCGAAGAAGTATTTGTCGAACAATAATCGTTATGGAAATAGAAAAGGAAAGTTCAGGTCAAATTTTGAGAGAACTGTAGCGGAAGACTTGGAAAAGAGAAGTGTAGAGTATGAGTTTGAACCCTACACTATTCCGTACATAGTACCTGCAAAAAACAGAACTTATCTTCCAGATTTTATTTTACCTAATGGTATCTTAGTAGAGTGTAAGGGTTGGTTTAACTTAGCCGATAGACAAAAAATGTTATACGTTCGTGATTGTAATCCTGACTTAGACATTCGAATGCTTCTCATGTCACCGAAAGCAAGAATATCTAAGAAGAGTAAAACGACAGTAGCTGAATGGTGTGACAAGAATGGATTTATCTGGGCCGAGAAAGTGGTGCCGAAAGAATGGTTGAGAAGGAAAAGGAAACAAAAGAAGAGTTCTTCGTAAGTGTATCATCGCTTGATGAAGAGGGATTTGATTTTTCTTGGGCTGATCTAGGTTCAGATTATTCAAACATCGAAACAGATGAAACAAAAAATTCTTCATCTAGTCCCGAAAGAATGATGTTTATTGCAGTCTTTATTCAAAGTTTGCTAGACGCTACTAAAGAAAAGTATGAAGGAGAACCTACTGAATCCGTTAACAATCGAAGAGCGGCGCACAAGTGGTTTAGTGTACCTTCTTGCGTCACCGCTTCTACCTTTGAACCTATCTGTGAACTAGCGGGTATCGATCCAGACTACGCAAGAAGGTATTATAAAAAAGTTGTTGACGGTGATATTGAGTTTCCATATCGTAGAATTAACGTTTTGATTAACGCTTCAAAGGATTAAGAAATGAAGTACGAAGATTGGAAAAAGTTAAGTCATGAAGAAAGCGAAGAGGATTCAATTCTTTATATGACAAAAGCTATTAAACATGATGAAGTTTCAAGACCAGCGCACTACAATCGTAGTGGTATTGAAGCTATTAAAGCCATCGAAGCTAGCATGTCAGAAGTAGAGTTTCTTGGCTATCTCAAAGGAAACATTCTCAAATATCTTTGGAGATATGGTTACAAAGATAATCCAAAGAAAGACATAGCTAAAGCTCGCTGGTATCTTGATCTTCTTTACGATCAGATTGTAGACTTGGATCAAGAAGAACTGTCTAACAAGTTGAAAAACTTGTAGAAACTTTTTTTCTTGTCATAGCGCAGCGGCGCTGATAGTATGGTTATTCATCTCTAATCAAAGGAGTTTAGTTGTGCAGTATGTAGTTCAGCCCAATCCCAAACATGATTATCTTTCTTCTCGTAGTGCTTCTAATCAGCTTGTGAGCAACATAGAAGAGTATTGGTCAAAAAAGGGATATACTAATGTTCGTGCTTGGGTTGAGAAGCAAGACTACGGTCGTAAACATATCTATGTAGTGCGTTCTAATCTCTCTCTAAAACCTACTACCTAACTAAAACTACACATAAAGGAGAACTGACATGGCTACGTTTCGTAGCAATGAGAACCCCATGTTTCGCTCAAAATTCAGCGAAGATATCTTCAAACATAAGTATGCTCATCACGGTTGTGAGACTTGGGACGCGCTGTCGTCAACTCTTGTTGATGACGTGTGTCAGGATTATCTGTCCAAAGATGATAAAGATGAATTGAAACGAATGATCACCGACCTGAAGTTTATTCCCGGTGGTCGTTATCTTTATTATGCTGGACGTGATAATAAGTTCTTTAACAACTGTTATCTTCTACGTGCAGAAGAGGACACCAGAGAAGACTGGGCTAACATCTCTTGGAAGTCTGAGTCGTGTCTCATGACAGGCGGCGGCATCGGTATCGACTACTCTGTCTATCGTGAAGAAGGCCGTCTTCTAAACGGTACAGGTGGACTAGCGTCTGGTCCTATTCCAAAGATGCAGATGATCAATGAGATTGGTCGAAGAGTTATGCAGGGTGGAAGTCGTAGGTCTGCTATCTATGCTAGCTTAAACTGGAAGCATCCTGATGTAGATAAGTTTCTTACCAGCAAGAACTGGTACGACATGCCCGTAGGAGATACAGGCTTTAGCATTGGTCAGGTTAAAGAGCAGGACTTCAACTTTACTGCTCCTCTTGATATGACAAATGTTAGTGTCAACTATGATACTGAATGGCTTCTTAATTATTGGAAGACGGGTGATGTTGGGGATACTTTTAAGCAGAATGTTAGACAAGCCTTATCTACTGCAGAGCCGGGGTTCTCGTTCAATTTCTTCGAGAAGGAAAATGAGACGTTACGCAATGCTTGTACGGAAGTTACATCTGAAGATGATAGTGACGTGTGCAATCTTGGTTCTATTAATATGGGACGTATTGATGACCTGAAAGATTTCGCTGACTGCGTAGAGCTTGCTACTAAGTTTCTGCTATGTGGTACTCTCAGGGCCAAGCTTCCTTACGATAAGGTATATGAAACCAGAGAGAAGAACCGTAGGCTTGGCCTTGGTCTTATGGGTATGCACGAGTGGCTAATCAAGTCAGGAGAAAAGTATGAGGTTACGGATGGACTTCACAAGTGGCTATCAGTATACAAAGGAGTTAGCGATCACGTTAGCTCCAGCTTTGCTGATACTCTTGGCTGTAGTCGTCCTGTCGCTAATCGTGCCATTGCTCCTACCGGCTCAATAGGTATTCTGGCTGGCACTTCTACAGGCGTTGAGCCTATCTTTGCCGTAGCTTACAAGCGCAGGTATCTGAAGGGTGGCAATCGCTGGCACTATCAGTATGTGGTGGACAGTGCAGCACAGGAGATCATCGATCTTTATGGTGTTGCTCCTAATAAGATTGAGTCCGCTCTTGATCTAGCAGAAGACTATAAGCGTCGTATGAAGTTCCAAGCTGACGTTCAAGATTATGTTGATATGTCTATCAGCAGTACTATTAATCTTCCTAAGTGGGGAACTAAACTTAATAATGAAGATACCGTCGATACTTTTTCTGAAACTCTTGCTTCTTATGCTCACCGCTTACGTGGCTTCACGGTATATCCAGACGGTTGTAGGGGTGGGCAACCATTGACATCCGTTTCTTACTCTGAGGCCGTAGATAAGTTGGGTGAAGAGTTCGAAGAGAGTGTCGAGACGCATGACATATGCGACATCACTGGACACGGCGGAAGCTGCGGAGTATAATAAATTATGGCATTAATTAGCTTAACTCAGGAAACAGCATGGGTTATTGACGACGATCCTGTTCGTCCTGAGTTAAGCTATGCCTTTCGAACATCAGAGGACAGACACGGTTATGTTCTTCTGAATGATTTTACTGGAAACGTTGAAGCAGTTTGCTGCACTGCAATATGCTCTTCAGTTCCGATAACAGTCGAAGAACTATCTAACTTTTCTACCAAAGAAAACACAAGAAAGATCGCTGTCTTTTATACGTTATGGTCTTATGCACGTGGAGCAGGTAGGCAAATACTCTTTGATATTTACCACGATATTAAAAAACACAGACCTTCAGTAGAGCGTTTTGTAACTCTCAGCCCCAAGACAGATATGGCAGAAAAGTTTCACACATCGAATGGTGCCGTTATTCTTAGTCGTAATAAGGAGAGCGATAACTATGAGTACGTCGAAAGAAAATGGCTCTTCTCTCGAAAAGAGAAAATGCACTAAGATTTGTAAGTTAGACTCAGAAAAAGTTTATTGTGTTGGCTGTAACCGAACACTAGAAGAAATAAGAAATGCATATTCAAGAAGTTTGGAAAAGTGAGAGTGCTCTGTCGGACGAGTTTTGTGATAACCTTGTTCGACTTGGTAAAGAAACAAATCATGAATATGGTTTTATAGATAAAGACACTGTAAACACAACTGTCAGAAATAGCAGAGTAGCTTGGATAAATAATCCAGAACTTACTGAAGTATTTTACAAGTGTATTATTCTTGCTAATCAAGAAGCTGGTTGGAATTTTGACATACACTCAGTAGAAGTTATGCAGTTCTCTACGTACTACGAAACTGGTCACTACGGCTGGCACATGGATATAGAGAACTCATTTGATCCTGCCAAAGTCAGAAAGCTTTCTCTAGTCGTCTCTTTAAATGATGATTACGAAGGGGGTGAGTTTCAGTTTAGCTGGGGTAAACCTTCTAAGTCTTATCACAAACGTGTTATTGATTGCCCTGAATTAAAAAAGAAGGGAAGCATTGTTGTCTTCCCCTCTTTTCTTTGGCATCGTGTGAAGCCTGTTCTATATAATGAAAAGCATTCTATTGCTCTGTGGGCTTATGGTCCTGCTTTTCGGTAATATCATATAGCTGCATTTCTAACTTTACAATCTCTTCATCAAGAGCGTCACGTTGAAATTTTATAGTTTCTAGCTTTTGCTCTAACGCTGCTTCTTTATATTTATTCATAACCTTCTCTGAAACTTTATAAGTATTCTCATACTTTTTCATGAGAGCTTCAGGGTAAGACGTATAGTCGTAAGGCAGTGTATTGGAAAAATACTTGATATACATATCAACCTCTTTATTTAGCATTGATTAATACGAACCTTTTTATAAGCGTTCGCTTCTAAATACATGGATGTTAATTTTATTTTTTCAAGTTTTCTCTAGCTACTCCTTTCATCTTTTCAAATGATCTCATTCCACCTAATCCTAGCAAAGACATAAGAAGAGTCATGAGTGCTTGTGTATCCAGTGCAGGAAGTTCGACAACAGGATACCAGATAGCAAAGGCCCAGCTAGCTACAGGAGCTACAATAAACTGCCATATCATAGCAAAGCAACATACCCACATGATAGCTGGTCTTGCTCCGCTGACGAAGATAGAGGGATGCTTCGCCTGTTCTATGTTCGCTTGTGCTTGAGCAAGATCAAGAGATACTAACTGTGTTTTTAGCTCATGATCTAATTTTTTTCTTAAATCTTTATCTTCTACAAACTTATCTAAAACTTTTCCAGCCACTCCGATTACGGAGTCTGCAATACCTAAAACCATTAGTCTGCCTTTCTTTCACTAGCTACAGGCGGGTGTTTGCCGTTATGCATGTGATATAGTTTATCATAATTTTTTTCTAAATTTTTTATAGTTGTTAGTATTTCAGCTAGCTGCATGTGATCACGTCTGAGATTTTCAGGACTTGCCATCTTAGCTAATATAGAAATTCTTTGTTCTTGCGTTTCTGTAGAAGTATGCAACCTATCATAATTACTATCCATCTTTCTTAAACGCTGCTCTACATCATCTAGTTTATCTACTAATTGTCTGATCTGCATTTTGGCTACAGCACTAGCCCCAGCAACACTAAATAGTATTCCTCCTAGAGTGACGACCAAACGTAGATCAATCGCTCCTTCCATTGACTGCTCTCCTTATGCAGAAATATTCTTGATATACACCATAGAAAAGTTTGCAGAAATTAAGTTATTTGATCCAGAAGATACTGCTCGTACTTCTA